GTTTTTAATTACGTTCAAAGATAATTATATATATCTTTGAGGTATATAATTAAAACATTATAACATGTCAGCTATTAATGAGTATTTAAAGAGACTGGCTTCTATATTCGGAAGCATGGGTTTCTCCGTTCCGCCAGATGACTTCTCAGGGGTTGTAATAGACGGAAAGACGTATCCGGTCATGATGAGGAATGACGGGTGTTACGTTTACTTCGATGATAAAGGAGTAAAGAGACTTGTAAGCGATGTCCCTAGAAAGGACTATCAGTTCATTAACATCAAAGACGCCCGTGTGTCGATCGTCAACCAATGCTATCGTACTCCGGGTGGTCAGGTAGAGGCTCGTATCCATACCTATATGAATAATAAGGGGGAGATACTGGCCGAGAAGATATTTATTGTCAACTCCTCGGATGTTGATACTCCTATCGGTACGGAATTAGATAAGGTTCCTGCCGAATGGGTGGCTATAGATTGTAGTATAGCCGAGATGACCGATCGGGAGTTGATATTCGTAAGTAAATGTTATGCCACGGAAGGGGGCAAGGTCCAGATCGAGGGCGTAGAGTCAGTTGACCCCCGACTGAATCCCGAGGTATCCCATTACGAGGTGGTGAATACGACAGACGATAGTAACCCTATTGGAACGAAGTATAATGCCATACCTGATACGTGGAGGCGTATAGTATGTGATTTTCCGGACATGACCCAAAGGGAGATAATACCGGTGCTTAAATGCTTTGATACCGGGACCGGAAGGGTACAGATAGAGGGGTATAAGATATTTGATTACGAGATGGGTACCAGAAAGGAATGGTATCGCGTCAAGCAAAGTACCGATCCTGAGAATCCGGTAGGTGAGTTTATCACCAGCATAAGCGATGACTGGGTTGAGGTCGTTTGTGACTTCACGGATATGGAGGATCGTGATATTGAGGTAACTATAGAATGTTATAAGACACCGGCCGGTAAGGTGAAGCTGGAGGTTCTCACGTCATGGGACGGGAATATAGGGGTTAGGGATAAGAGTTATAAAGTCCTGGAGACTACCGATCCGTCACAACCTGAGGGCGCCAGCTTCAGTTCCTTGCCAGACACTTGGATAAGGGTAGTCTGTGATTTTGACGATATGGAGGAGAGAGATATCAAATCCTATATAGAGTGTTATGACAGCGGTAGCGGAAACGTTAAACTTCGAAGGATGGTGTCGTATGACTCCAAGATAAAGGCCAGATACACACGTTTCGAGGTAGTGGACTCCGATAACGCAGACTTTGTCCCAGGAGCCGCCCTAGCTACCCTTCCCGACGGATTCTCTTTGGTTCCTTGCGATTTCGTTGACTTTGAGGATAGAATGCTTCAGTCAAGGAAAGAATGCTATAATACAGATAAAGGTCGTGTACAGGTATTAAGAATAACGTCTTATGATGGAGATATAGATATAAGGGGCGCTGTTTATGTCGTTACACGATCTGAGAACCCCGATATTCTCGTAGATAGGATATATAATGCCATACCTGGAGGATGGGATCGCATGGTGTGCGAGATGGAGGATATGGAGGATCGTGATATCGAGTCTTTCGTGGAATGTTATGATAGCGGTGAGGGTAATGTCAAGGTAAGGAGAGTCGTGTCTTATGATGCCAAGGCAAACGAGCGCCACGTCCGCTACGAGGTACTGGATTCGGATAACGGCGGTTTCACCCCGGGACAGCGGATATCCACCCTGCCTACCGGATGGTCTTTGGTGTCTTGTGATTTCACGGATATGGAAGACAGAATGCCTATTGATATTGAGGAATGTTATAGGACATCAAACGGGAGCATACGTATGAGACATGTGGTGTCTTATGATGGTGATCTTGGGAAAAGAAACCAGTTCTGGGAGATTGTGGACTCGTCTGATAACGGATATGGTCTAGGGGATAGGATGAATAGCATCCCATCGGTTTTTATCCGTGAAAGGTGTGCCATGGAAAGGTTGGATGATCGTATTACCAGAAGTGCGATAGAATGTTACTCGACTCCAGGAGGATCGGTAAGGATTAAATCCACTTACGTTATCAACCCTTTAAATCATGTTAGGTCGTATAATCATCATGTATTGAGTTCTACAGATAATGATATCCATGTTGGTACTCAATATACCTCTTTGCCATCCAATTTCGCTCGTATCGAATGCGAGGAGCCGGATTATATGGATCGACTTATCGATACCACTGAGACTTGTTATGATACCGGAAAGGGTACGGTGAAGATCAGGAGACAGGAGTCGTTGAACGGAAATCTGGATGTAAAGACTTTCGACTATAAGATCGTTGAGTCTACCGACCCCGATCATCCTATCAATACTACCCCTACGCAGACGGTTATTAACGGTTGGACGGTTATCAGTTGTGATCTTAATATCATGGACGTGGATGATTGTTATGAGATCGGTGGTCATAAGATACATTTGAAGGGATTCAGGACAGTCAATCCGGCATTGCAGGATATTAAGTCTATATTGTATGTCGTGTACTCTGATCATCCTGATTATAATGTAGGTGATGAGCTTACGTCTATACCGGATGGGGCTAAGGTGACGATCTGTGATTACGCGGATAAGAGCCAAAGACATATGGTTCCGGTGCGAGAGTGCTATGAGGTAGCCGATGGCCGGTTCTATGTGGAGGGAAGTCGGTTGGTGGATAACGATATGGTCGTTGAGCGGACGTCGTTAACGGTGATGGAGTCGTCCTCTCCTACCTACCCGGTGGGAACTACGCTTACCTCCATTCCTATTGGCGCTACTATCGTGGCTTGTTTATGTCAAACCTGTTAATCTGAATGGCTATGGTTAAAGTATGTAATGATTATTTTATGATTGACGCCTTAGCTGGAGGTCAGGTCATAAGAAAAAGGAAATATCGTCGTGAGAATACGATGATAGGATATAAGTGGTATGATTATAACGGGGTCGAGGTTTCCGACCCCACAGAAATATCTCGTCTTGATGGTCTGGCCACCAAACATCAGCGTGTGGATCAGGCTTACGATGACCATGCTGTTTTCATGTCATCAACCAACTACGTTAATAGCGTATCTGGTATACCTATGGACAAACATATGGTTGTAGTCGAATGGAGGCCGGAAAGCGAACAGGGGTTTGTTACGATGGCTCATGAGCAAGGTCTGGAAGGTGATAGCTATTATATCGTTGTCATCAATACAGGTGATAAGCAAGCCACGATCTATACTCCGGTAGACCCGGAGGAGCCAAAAGAAGGCGCTACCCGTGCCGAAGATGACGCCAGCGTCTCTGTTGGAGGATCGTACGTATCTATATCTCCAAGGCAAGTGGAGAGAATAAGAGTCACGTTTAGGGGCGGGAAGTGGTATTATGAGCTGGTGACTAAAACATATCCTAGCAATACCGGTGGTATTAAGATCGGTGACGTGGATTTCGTTACGTTCAGATATTTGTGGGACGAAAGTTCAGGAAGGGATTTGGATACCATGACAGAGGCTCTTAACTCGAATGTTCCTACCATAGATAATTTAGGCGTAGGATTCGCTGGTCCAGGTAATAATGACGATCATGTAAGAAGCGTACTTAAATGGGGAGGAGACAATACCGGATCAGGCAAGGAATGTGTATGGATGTCGGTAAAGGATCTTCGTGCTCAATATTATGATATATTACCTGAAGAGACTCAGTTTATAGCCTACTCCACATGGTTTGGATCCAAAGGTACTGGTAAGTGTTCTTTTGAGCTTGTAGGGTATAAGGGCGGTACGATGAGACAGGATGGGTATAACTTTATCAATACCGGAGGATCTGTCGTGTATCAAAACACATATGATTTTATATGCAATACTAGTAAGGGGGCAAGTACATATAAGACTTCTTATCAGAAAGTAGCCCGTATTACTTATAATAAGCTCACCAATGAGGTCTATATGTCTATAGGCGATGCTATAGATCAGGAGGATAATTATGATAAGCTGGAGCGGGAGATCAATAATATAAAGGAAAGACTTAGCGATGTCGAGAGCGAGTTGGCTGTCGTAAGACGTATAGCTGAGGGCAAGAACACGGCGTATATATTTGATACGGTCGATGCCATGAATAAGTGGCTGGCGGTCCCGGAGAACACGGCTAAGCTCCGTGTGGGGGACAGCTTCTGGATCAGGGAGCAGGATGTGCCTGATTATTGGTGGGATGGAACTCAGGCTTTAGAGCAGGAAGGTCCGAAGGTGGATTTGTCTCCTTATTATACGAAAGATGAGATTAATAATATTGTTGATGATATCAACCAGAAGATAGAGGATAAGAGTACGTCGATCATCTTCGATACCTATATCCAGATGAAATCTTTCGTGGATGATCCTACAAATGCCGACAAGCTTAAGGAAGGTACTATCTTGTTGATACGAGAGAAAAATGTACCTGATTATTATTACGATGGTGCTGGGATAGTTAAGATGGAGGCTGACGTAGAGCAATGTCTTTACGTTACTTTGACTAATAAGCCTACGGAAAGCACTGTAAGTTATACCCAAGATCGGGAGGTGACTAATTTCTCCTGGAGCTATAGCTAGATGGGTTGACGCTGACGGCAATGACGTGTTTTATAAGCTTGTTGAGATAGTAGGTGGTAAGGCTAAGTGGATTACCCTTATCGATACTAAATACGGTAATGTGACGCTACAGAGCACTTACGACAAGAATTATGAGATCGTAAATATCGTATCTGGGTCTAGGTTACGGGCTATAAATAGCGAGAAGAATGATATCAAGTTCGTTAATAGTGCTACGGGTAACGTGACTGTCGTGTTGAATGGTACTGTATCAGGGGGAGCCAAGAAGCTGGTGAGTATGCTGGCGGTGAACGAGGTAGTCTTGACCCCCGGAGCGGCGGTGTCGTTTACCCGGAACGGCGATGAGTTCGTGCTCACGGAGTTGTTTGGCGTTACTATCTTCCCGGATCTGGCGGATGCCAACCGTGAGGGAGAATGGGTGATGAGCGTAGGAGTAACCGGTAAACCGATCCTTATGGAGGTAAAGGAGATGCGTAAGTGGGATGAGAGTATAACTAAGGAGCTTACTATAGATGAGCTTAACGAGAAGTTCCCTAACGTGGATATCGGATGCAAGACCATCAACAAGGTATATGAGATGGTTAACGGATACAAGGAATGGGTGTCTTATGATATAACCTCAATTAGTTGATATGGGATTTTTAGTAGGATATGATACGGCCCTGTCCTCGGTGACGTTTTATGTTAACGAGGATAGGTTCCCTTGTTATAATGGGAGGAATGCTGATTATGTGCCTGATCCGATAGTAGATTCCGGTGATTTCAATCGAAATTTTAATATATCTTCTAGTAAGCCAGGATTTGTTAATGTCGATTGGGGAGATGGGACTAAAGATCAGTATCCCTTGACTAAAAACGGAAGTGTGTATAGGATTATATTCAGGTCTTTGGATATTGAATGGAGAAAGAATCCTGACGCTACTACGTGGTGGTTCAAGAAAGAAGATGGATCTCAATATATACCTATACCTCCTCATAAGTATGATAGCGTACAGAAGAGGGAGGTGACTATGACTTTCTCTAATGTGATAGATAGTGATTTTAGCTTAGATGGAATAGTATTGGATCAATTCCCGTTAATAAATTTACCTGATATCTCTTATTTGAATATGACTAGATCCGTTTTAAAAAATGGGGATATCCCATATGACAGGATAAGCAAGAGCGTTAATCTTCGTAATATAAGTATGGGATCTTTTATTCATCCTGGCGTATGGAGTAATTGGCCGGAAGGTTTTTTAAATATGAAAAACCTGAGGTATTTCGGATGCAATAGCGTTTTTAACTTCGGGGATGATCCTGATTCTAATTGGAGAAGATTCTCGGAATGGGAGAATCTTACTGATTTTAACTTCAATTGGTGTAACATTCCTTCTTATGATCCGGCTTTTAATTCTATTCCGGCAAAAAGTATAAGCATTATTAGCGATCGGAATAATATACCTGTATTTGATGAGGTGGATAAGGTAGGGGATGATAAGGAAAGCGTTACTTTTATGGCTCACGGTAGTTCATGGAAGCAGGATTTAGTGGGAGGGAAGTTAAATAAGATCCATAATATGTATTGTTCTTCAAGTACGGCGCCGGTAGACGATCTTCCGGATTACTTGTATGAGATAAGGGAATTTAGGATATGGACTTTGCGTGATGAAGGTAGATTTATAAATACGCAGGAGAGGGCTGATACGTTCGTTAACACGTTTTATGATAAGATAATGTCGTGGAGTTATATAACGATGTCGCAGACGGCTTCTGACGGTAATAGGAATCAGTTTTATAAACTCACCTTAGATTTATATACTGCCTCAGCTCCTACTAATAAGAGACCATCTGGCGTTTATCAGGCTCCTGATGGGTTCGTCAAGGGCGTTAGTAACGGTAATCCTAAGACGCCTATGGAGAAGGTGTATGTGCTTACCAACAACTACGGGCAGACGTGGATCTTGGCGCCTGCCCCAGCTTTCAAGGCTGTCCTTACGAGGGCACGGCGGGCGGGGAAGACGAGGATCACCCCGTTCGTTCTTGGCGTAAAGGATGGGCATGTATCCGTGTTCAGCGGAGACGTGTTAGATGAAAGCATGTCCAAGTATAGTTTTGCCGATAAATACGAGGCTATAGATATATGTAGTAATCTAGGGCTTGATAGTTCACCTGTTGTCGAGTATTTTAGAAGAATAGAGGAGGGAGAGATATGAAGTTGATATGTAAGGATACGAATAAAGGGTCTATAACCTTTTTTACTAAAGGCAAATATGCTTTTAGGGGCGTTGACAGGAATGATACCACTGATGACGTGCCTGATCCTATATTGGATGTTAATAATTACAATGAGAGTATACAGTTTTATTCCAAGACCCCCGGCATGTGCGAGGTCGATTGGGGTGACGGGAATAAAGAGCAATTTCCTTTCGTGAAGGATAGGAGCGAATCCATATACGGGCGATATAG